AGGCAAGACTGATACGAGAGCTGCATTGGCAATTGCATCGACATCTAGGCCGACTGCTAGATAAGTCGCTAGTGCCGTTGCTAGGAATGTCTTGGCCCAGCTCTCTGCCATTTTCTTTAAGTCGCTCATTAGCTTCTCCTTCGAGGTTGAAAAAACTGCCATCTTTGTCTCCCAAAGTTGTAAATGAAATATGGAAATGCGACCGGTGAGGATTGGAGCCTTTGTAAGTTCTGCGCTTCCATCCAAGTATCGGACTCATAATCTTTCCATCGTAGATTATGTATTTAATTCGCTTATCGCCCTTCTTGGCTAACTTGCGAATTTTTTCAACTAGCGCGTAAGCCTCTTCTTTGTGAGCTGATAAATCAGCATCAATATCTAAAGCTCTAACGATTCCATCGACTGGTATATGGTCAGAACTGCCTTTAGCAAGGTGGCGAGCGTCAGCAATCCAGCCATCAGACTTCCTATCGCGATCAGGATAATCGTCATCGATTTGCTCCCGAAGTTGAATTCCTGCTGCGCATAATTTAGGCATATTAGTTATTTAGCATAATCCCTCAAGATTATGCTAGAGGCCTAGTGCCTTTAGATCATCAGTAGTTAGGCCAATAGCTACAAGTTTTGCTTCGGCTAAGGCTTTGGCCTGAGCCTTTGCTGCATCCTGCTCAGCCTTCCAAGCATCATACTGAGCAAAGCCTGCCTCAAATTCTTCTTTAGTAATCGGATCACATTCTAAAAAGTGTATGCCTTCATATTGGTTTCCTGTCAAAACCCAGCCACCTTTTGGAATAAGCATTTCTAAAACATTTGTTGCTGTTGCCATATTATGCACCTATTTCTAAAAGAGTAATTGTGCTCATTACATTTGCACTTCCACCATTAGATTGAAGATAAACTGTTCCAGTTCCAGCAGAGTTAGCAAATGTGGTTTTGTAAGTTGTTGAAGAAGTAGTATTTGGTGAGTCAAGATATTGAATACCAACAGTTCCCACATTAGATTCTGTGCCCGAAGTTACAGCAGCATAATGTGCAAGTTTGGCTAATTCGGTTGCGCCTCTAAATAATTTTAATGATACACCTGTGCTTGCGTTACCAGATGCAACGCCTTGATGAGAAATCATTACCAATACTTTACTGGTAGCGGCGCTAGGTGTAATTGAGGCCGTCAAGTTTGTATCAACAAAAGATGCAGAAGTTGAAGAAGTTTGCACATCATAAGTTGCTTGAACAACCTGCAAGACCTTTCCGCCCCCAGCAGGCGCAGCCCACTTCAATCCTGTTGTTTCTGCAGAGTCAGCGGTCAAAACTGTGCCGTTAGCGCCAACACCAATACGCGCATCAACTGTCGTAAAAGTAAATAAATCGCCCTTAGTAGTCAGAGGCGTTTGGTCGGTCGGTGTTGTAAAGCTAAAATCTAAATCTGAATTTGATGCTTTAGTTAGCACCTGACCAGTTGTCCCACCTTTAAGATCAACTAATGAAGTATCTATCGAGCTGCCAAGGGTTCTAATGGCGGCTGCGCCATCCTTGACTAAATCTGTATCAGCTGGCGTTGGCCAGTTAAAGTTTGTTGTATTCGGCATATATCTCCTTAGGCTACGATTGTAGCGTCTAGCCAGTATAAAGCTGGGTTAAGTGTATTCCAAGACTCAGTCGCAGGAACTGAATTCCATCTCATTGCTTGAAGGCTAAACGCCAACGGGGAAACATTTAAGGTCAAGTTAAGTTGATTAAGGCTTGCCGTCCAAGTCCAACCTTCTACGAACCCTTGGAATTCTCCATTGACCATATTGGCTGGCAGGTTGATGATATTAAGCGGTTGGCCCATAAATACATTTAACAGGTCGTCCCGCTCGGCATTAGGTATCTCAGGGCTAGCTACTGGAAAGGTTATCTGCCTAAGGGCAAATTGAGGATATGCGCGGATTTCAAGATAAAACTCAGCTTGATCCTCAGCGTCATTCTGATTCCTAAGAGTGGTCGATATAGTCGTTGCTAATTGCCCATATAGGCTAATTGAGTCAGGGTCGCTATCTGTGATGCTTTGATTACCTGATGAGCCATAAGCAATTGTTATTGAGTTTCTGACATCGCCAGCTCTCTTTAGGATTGATAGCGCTGGACCAATTGCATCATTGCCATCTAAATCAACATAGCCGTTAATAGCCAAATATTGAGCCCTATGGGTTGAATCTGCATAACCGATTCTGCCTTGAGCATCCTCGTATAGATAGCCAAGTCCGCTAGTAGCAAAGCGAGAAGCTAGATTATAAACTGTGTCATTCAGATTGCTTTCAGAGTGAAGCTCATAATCCCCTGGAACATCAATTTCTCCAAGTCCGGTATTTTCTGCATCTTGCCATTGAGTGGTTGCCTCGTAGGTTGCCCAAGTTAAAGCAGCTGGAACTTCGTTCCATTGATTAAATAGAACTCTTTCTAAAAGTTCCAAAATGCGGTCACCATCAAATTGATGGGCAAAATTCCCCACATAAACTGCGCGACTTAATCGGGCTAAAGCTCCTACTGCCACTATTTTGATTTGCTGACTAATTGCAGTTGAGCCAGAATTTTGAACTGTAATGCCTAAATCTGTGATAAACCCGCCAAATAGATTTATAAAAGTAGCGCTTGAATCTTGGACTTCAATAGTCACTGCATCATTAATCTCGAAGGGAACTGATGCCTCAGCAGTTTCGATAAGTGTCAGGTTGCAATATCCAGCAATTGGCTGAGAGTAAATATCGGTGCGACCAGAGGTAATAGTTAAGCCGCTAAGTGTTGCGCCAGTAACTGTTGATCCATTTACCTTAACGCGATAGACAGGATTCCAGATACTCATAAGACTAGTTGGCTACCCCCGCCACCCGTTCTGGCTTGAGTCTGATTTAACGCCAAGATAACTGCTCTAGTAAATCCTTCTTCATCTATGGCTGACGGAGCATTAACATTGACAATAACATTGCCGCGTTCTTCGCCGCGTCTAGCTGCTGCTACATCAAAATTAGAAGGGATGGCGTTACCGCTTGGAACTAGTATTGATGGAGTGCTAGGAGCTGATGCTGAACTTGAGGGAGCGCTTGGAGTAGTAGATGGCTTAGGAGCTGTTGGGATGCTTGGGCTACTTGGAGCGCTAGCAATTTTTGTAAGTCCTGAACTACTTGGAGTGCTTGGCGTTGAAAAAGAAGGCTTGGAAATAGTCGAAACATTTGGCAAAATAGGAATGGCGTTATAAGCGCGAATAAGAGCATTAATAGCATCAATAGCAAAATTTACTGCGCTCTTAATTCCATTGACTACTGCGCCAATGACATCAAGAATCCCACCTGCAACCTTGCCAATAAATCCTAGTGCTGATCCCAAATTGTTAAGTAATATTGGAACTACAAAGTCTTTGATAAAGTTATAAAGAATAGTCAATGAATCTTTATTTCTAGCAATTGCATCGGTAACTGGTTTTAAGGCCCTATCTTTAAATTCTATAAATTTAGGAATAACTGTGTTTATAAAATAATCTAAAAGCGTTTTAAGGGTAGGTAGTAAAGCTGCTCCTACCGACTCTTTGGCTTCATCAAAGCCCACTTTAAGTCTTTGGATTTGACCTTCAAAAGTATTGGCTTGAACTGTCGCTGCGCCACCAAAGGTGTTAGCCAATTCTTGCATTGTGCCTTCAAGTCCCAGCGTCTTGATTTCAGCAGCTGATAATCCAACACCGAGTCTGCCTAAAGCACCGGTATTGCCTTCATAAGCTTTACCTAAGGCATTTGATACCGCCTCTACTCCTTTACCAGTAGCGGCTGAAATATCTAAAGCAAGGTTTAATAATTTTTGGGATTCATCAACATCACCAGTAGCTATTGCCAATCTTTGAAGTGCTGGTCTAAGTTGATCATCAGCAACACCAGTAGCCAAAGAAGTCTTTAATATTTGTTTCTCAATAGACGCTATTTGATTATTTGTTGCGCCTGTAACATTCTTAAGAGCGTTGGCTAAACGAAGCTGAGCGGCCTCATCTTCAATTGCTGCCTTGACGCCATCAACGGCTAGCTTGACTGCATAGGCCGCCGCTGCTGCCGCTGCGGCTGCAAAGGCGGCTGCTGCAACCTTGCCAAACTTCTCTAACTTACCGCCAAAGCCTTCAACCTCTTTAGAGCCAGTATCAAGATTTTTCTTGAGATCAGCGACATCAGCAAGAATCGAGAGCTTGAGCGTTCTACTGCCAGCCATTACTTATCCCACTCTTTCAATATCTTGGAGAATGCTTCTTGCCATTTCTTAATCAATTCAGGCTGAATCTTACGAAGGGTTGGGTAGATAAAGTAGCCAGCGTTTCCGCGACCTTTGCTTGGTGTTCTTCTGGGGAACTGACGCAA